ATTTGGCTCCATATTTTCTACGGGGTTTGGCTCCACCTCTACTTTTCAAAAAAGTAGAGCAAAATACACCTTTAAGAAAGGTGTAACCAAAAAAGAGCCAGGTTTGGCTCCACCTCTACTTTTCAAAAAAGTAGAGCAAAACACGTAGATTTGGCTCCACCTTTCCTAAAGGTGGAAAAGGTGGAGTTAGATATCCAAACTGACCGTATTCTTATCCGACTTTTGCTTTCTCTTGCTTCTCTTTGGCATGGATCCGCCATTTTGTAACTCCTTCAAATCCGATATACTGATTGTACTGCTATCATTATTTGTCTGGGGCTGTTCCTGGATATTGATTGTCTTTGTCTTTAAACCAGACAAAATGTCGCTAATATCGCTTGGCCCCTTCATTTCCTGACGGATGGGGGCTTGTTGGACAGGCGGGCGACGACTGCTCTTTTCCGGCCCAGGATCGGACGAGGCAAAATTCTCCCTCAAATTGATCCCATCATCTTGGCGACCCATTCTTAAATCAGGTCTTGTGCTATAGTTACTATTTCCTGCTCTTCCATAAGGAGGAGGCACCGCATTAGGTCCTTGTGTTGCCATGGGTGGAGGAGGGCCGCTATTTGCCGGAGGATTCATAACACCATTCATAAATCCTGAAAATCCAGGATTAGTTTGACTCATGCTATTTACCGCTGCATTCTGAAATTGACGCATCAAATCAGGATTCTGGCGTAATATATCATCCATACCAGGAAGTGCACTCTTAAACATTGTATTGCTCATATGCACCATCATTGCACTTCCACCAAGTTGGAATAAAAGCTTCAACTCGGGTGCAACTGATGCTCGCGATTTGTATTTCTCATATAACTCCGCGAATATCTCATCATAATCATTTACATTTTCATTCACTTGTTCTCCCCATCCATCCAACTTAATATCAAAAGGATCATACCTATTGTTCAAAAACTCAATACCATTTACAATTGCCATCATCATTTGCCCTTGAAATTTCACTGCATTATCTTTTGACTTTTCGTCCATAATAGTCTCATATTCACCCTGCATTTCCGACAAAGAAGATTCCATGTTATATTTTTTAGACAGGTCAACTCCTTTACGTTCCAATGCTTCCAACTTTTTGAGAATCTTGAATTTTTCTCTTAGCAATTCTTCCTTTGTCATTTGGGGATGATTTGGTACAGCCTTGTCAGGGTTTATTGGTATATCATTAAATTTTCCATATCCATCCCATGTTTTTGCATCATTATTTGAATCTCCTGCAGTAGCAGTTCCAATATTTATAGAATCGTCAAATCTAACTCCGGATGATTTATTCTCATCAAAGTGTAAAGAAATAGGTTTGGATGAAAATAAGTCGGATTTTGCACTATGAGCAACTGACTCTCCATCGTACATGTTTGAGCTATCAGCCAAATCATTGAGTTCATTTTCTAAATTATTCAAATCGTCAATATTTATATCACCATTTGATTTTGAAGAATCCCGAAGTTTACCATTCATCAAAAACTCTAAACCTCCTCCAAAATTGGTTGATCTCTGTCCACCACTATTATTATTATCAAATTCTAATTCGGAAATCTCAATAATGTCGGGATCCATATACTATGAAATAACTAGAACATATAATTTTAAGTTCTACGCATTATGAATATATTATTCAGGATTATGGATTTATAATTTATTGTTAATGAACCATAGACCTTGTAGAAAACTATCTGCTAAATCATCCTTCTTTTTATTTTCTTCAAAAAAATCTTTCCAATGTGCGTATTTATAATCGTTGAGAAATTCTAAACATCGCTTAATACCCAGTTTCTTTCGTAAAGTATATTTTGATTGGTCTTCAATTATCAACTCTGCATCTTCCTTTACACAATCTTTGAGTTTACAAGAAGCAGACACAAATTCTATAGTCTGTTCTAAATTTTTCTCATTTCTCATAATAAAATATTGTACAATCATACCTTGAATTGTTTTCATTCTATTTGCTATTGGGCTAATTTGATTCTCAATAATAATATAATCTATGACGCATTCTTTATCAAATAATACATCAAATTTATCTTTTATATTTCTACCTATAGTAATTAAATCTATCTTTGATGCGTTTGTCGCAGATATTGGTTCAAAACAAGTGTCGTATATATAATTGTCAATAACATCTAATAAATCTTTTTTTTTGATTGGCATGTTATACTTTATTTTATATTTGTCGGCAAGTTCATAGAGTTCTTGAATTTTTTTCTTGTGGACATTAGCATATTTTAATTCTGCATTTGGAACCAAAAATTCCTCTTTTTTTGCATGTTTCTCGCAAAAACACATTTGATTTTTTTTAAACTTTGCTGGTTTTTCACATTTTTCATTCTTCTGTATAGCTTGACATATAAGTGTTTCATTTTCTCCTATATTTATTACATCCCATTTTGAGATTGTGTAATATGAGGAAGATTCTTCTTTTTTGAATAAACAGAACGCTAAATTTTTTATTCCTACATCCACACTCAATAATTGGGTAGTTTTTGCATGTGTTTCCATATAATATTATATATGATATGTTCACATATAATATTTTTATTGCAAGATTTTATTTATTATTGTTTGATAGAAGGAGATATCATTCTTGCGTTCAATTGTTGACGAGACAAGTACGGAGTTTTTAAATCGCCGTACTCTACTTTAGTTGTATCAAACGTAGATGTATATAATTGGGGGGTTGAATACGTCTTTCCCATTTTATCAAAATTACAATTTATTCCAGTTTCAGTTTGAGAAGCCATAAAATTATATTTCATTATCTTATTTCCATTCTGGATCATATATTGTCTATAATTCCAGTTGGATGTAATATTTTCACTCTTTTTTATGTTTTCATTTATACTGTCTTCGGTTTGATAATAAGAAAAAACTCTACTATCACACATCATTGGAGGAAAATCTCTATAAACATTATTCATACCTGTGTTATTCCAGCTCATATAATTATATTAGCGTAAGAAATTAATTCTCCTCTAACAATTTAATTAGATCTTGTTTTTTTAGTTTAGATGCGTCAGATGTAAACCCTTTATCAATAACCATACTTCTTAACTTATTCAAAGCAAATTTCTTGTAATCTATTTTTAATGATTCTTTTATTTCTTCTAAATCTGTTATTTGAATTGGGTTTTCTTCAAATGACTTTTCTTTATCACGTTCTTCATCTTCGGAATCCAAATCACCTTCTTTTTCGGAAGAAATACTAACACTATCAGAATCGTTGTTGTTGTAGTTTTCATCTTCATCTTCATCTTCATCTTCATCTTCATCTGCATCTTCGTCTTCAGCAATATCTTCATTTAACTTTGCATCATCAAAATTAAAATTTAATACATTTCCTATATTAATACTCTTAATAAATGATTTTCCATTATCATCTTCTTCATCATCTTCTTCATCATCATCTTCTTCTTCATCATCGTCTGATTCATCTTCTGATCCAATATTAATATCATCATTTTCATCATCAGAAACAGGAATTAACATATTATTCGGACTTTGATTAAGGTTGGTAGTTTGATAATTTTGCACTGCTCCCACGGGAACACTGTGAAGTCGCGCATTAACATTATTTAACTCATTTGCAATAGTTGTAATTAAATCCAACATAGAATTCATCTTATGGTTTTGTTCATTAATTTTTTGGATAAAATAATATCCCAATAAACCTATGAGTAAGAAACATATCCCTAAACACAATAGAAACGGTGTTGTAATAATATCGGAAAGACCCATTATTACAAAAAAGCAATATATTTTTATTTCTATATTAACGAATACAGGGTCATCCAGAATTGTACTTCTTTGTTGTTTCAAGTATCTCTTTTGGATAATTCATATCACTTAATACTTTCATACCCCCTTTTACAGTTGATATTCCATCTTTTAATAAATAAGTATATTCAAAGTTTCCATTTACTGTCTTGTTTACTTGCATGCATCTATTTCTTATATTTTTTACAGCATCAAGTTTTTTGCAGACTTTGATAAAATGGGTTGTAAGTAAACATTTTACATTTTTAAACTTTACTAAATATTTCATAAATGCAATAGCGCTTATTGTTGCTTCATCTGGATTTGTTCCCGAATACATTTCGTCAAATACACAGAAATGAGTATTGTCTGGTTTATTATTTACACAATCTATTATCTCTTTGCATCGTCTTGCTTCTGCTTGAAATAAACTGTCTCTTCCTGAAGTATCAGGTATATTCAAATAACAATGTATGTAAGTAAATGGACAAATTTCTCCGGACTCAAAACATCCATAACCAAATTGCTGACAAAGAATAACATTCAGAAGAGAAGTTTTCAGAATTGTTGTTTTTCCCGAAGCATTTGGTCCAGTAATAATTAAATTTTTGTCCACACTAATATCATTTTTAATAGGAGTATCATTCATCAAAAAAGGATAATAACTATTTTTGAATTTACATTTTGTAGAGTTTTCTAAAAACCCAACGGGGTTTATATTACCAACATTAATATTTTGTATAAAACCCTCAATATTTTCTATATAACCATGGTACCCAAATGAGTAAGATAATGCAGCTTCGTATGCAGAGTCACTATAAAGTTCGTAAAAGGTTTTTAAAATATAACCAAGTTCCCACATTTTACTAATATTCCATTTATATGCGCCTATTGTTTTTATTTTCTCTCTGAAGCTGGATAAAATGTCTATATTTTTTTTGATGTCTTTATTAAAATCATTATAAGTAGATAGTTTTTCCGTTAAAGATAAGAAATAGTTCATATGATCAATTGAATAATTTAAATACTCTAAAATGGAAAATAAAGAACTGTGTATTTTTTTCATGTTTGTATGAAATCGGATACACGATAAGATGTTTTGATAGATTGAAAATAAATAGAAAAAGGTAGACACTAAAATATAGATTTTTTGTTCTAAAGAAACACTATTAAATTGAAAAAATATTCTTCCTATTGCATGATTTGCTGCTAAAAATTTTAGTATTTGGGAATATTCATTAAATGTTACTTTTAATCCCTGCATTTGAATAATAAAAAATGGGATAATCAATATAATAAGTGGGATAAAGAGAGAAATTATTGGCGACGTGATGTTATACAAACTCATAAATTGCAAGAATGGTTCTGAAGTATTCAAAAATTCCCAAAATGTCCAGTCAATATAATTATACCGATCTTTAAAACCAGTATCGGTTTTTACATCATACCAAATGTTATAAATATGACTACAATCTGGTTTATCCATTTTAGTTGATGTATAATTTTTCAACAGGTTTTGGGTTTCTTTTAAAAATTCCACGTCGGTGGTATATGATTCTGCAAATTTTGGCACCATCTGTTTTGCAAAAATACTATCGGATTTAAATAACAATTCGTACATGGATTGTTTTGTTTCGTCCGATGATTCGGATAATTCTAAATCATCAATAATATGTTTCTTAATCATTTGTTTTTTTTCGTTGTAGTCAATTGGTAACCTGAATACTTTATCTATATAATGTATTTTGTCTTGATTTTCTTCTTGCATTTTTATGTATTTAAAGAAAACATATTGACGTGTTCTACGAATGAGGAAAATTTTTATGGATTGGTTTTCATAAAAATTTTCTTTTCTTTTCTTTTCTTTTCTTTTCTTTTCTTTTCTTTTCGTGTAATTTTATCTATTTACAACACTGGCAATATTTGCCGGCAATTCATCAATTTGAGTGGAATAATATTTTTCTATTTCCTTCAGTTTTCCAATATCACGGCGAGTAATAAAATTTAAACCTGTTCCCTTTCTTCCCCAACGACCACTTCGGCCAATTCTATGCAAATAATTGCTGATACACTTAGGAATATCAAAATTTATAACAACACTTACCTGTTGAATATCAATACCACGTGAAGTTACATTTGATGAGATCAATACCCGCTGTTTTCCAGCTCTAAATTCATTAAATGCTTGATCGCGAGAAGATTTATCCATATTACTATGAATGCAACAAACCGGGAAATTGTCCCGAAGCATAGCTTCGTGTAATTCTGCAACACGTTTTACACTATTGCAATAAATAATACATTGCGACATTGAAATATAAGAGAAAAGATCCCTTAACGTATCATATTTTTGTTGATCATTTTCTACAGCAACATAAAATTGAGATATTCCTTCCAGTGTCAAACTCTCAGTTTTTACAAAAATTTGCACAGGCTCTCTCATAAATTTGGAAGTTAAACTGTGAATAAAAGGAGGGAGTGTTGCACTAAAAAGAGCAACCTGTACATTTGTTGTTAATGTTTGTAAAATATTGTAAACCTGCTCTTTGAATCCATAGGATAATAGTTCATCTGCTTCATCCACGACAAATAGCTTTATTGTTTTTGATTTAATATAATTGCGACGCATCATATCATAAATTCGGCCAGGGCAACCAGTAATTACGTGGGGAGTATTATTTTTTAATGTTTCTATATCCTCATCCACTGATGATCCACCGACTAAATTTAATAGTTTTAGTCCCTTCATCATAGCTCCAATATTTGTTATTACACTTGACGTTTGAACAGAAAGCTCTCTGGTAGGAGAAAGAACAATAACCTGTGTTTCATTTACATCTAAATCCAGTCTGGCTAATAATCCAATAGTAAATGCAGCTGTTTTACCCGTGCCAGATTGAGCTTGAGCAATTATATCCTTTCCTTGAATAATAGGAATAATTGCCTTACATTGTATGGGACTTGGATTCTCAAACCCATATCCATAAATACCTCTTAAAATATCAGGATTGATTTCTAAATCATCCCAAGATTTTATTTCAAAAGAAGAATCATATGTCCCCTCTTTTATATTTTCATTTTCTGGGACATCTGACATTATAAGTTATCAACAAATATATATTTAAGCTTATTTATTCAAAATGAATATAAATTGTAAAAAAATTGATATAAATGAAGTATTATCTACTATATAGATACCATGTCAAAATCTAAGATATATTCATTAAATGATTTTGTAAATATCACCTTTGCGGGGTTTGATTTTAAAGTACCAGATAAAACATCTCATCTTATTAATGAACTGGCGCAACAAGTTGGATCTCCAAGTTACATAAAAACTCCTATATTTAAAAATAATAATGTAGATGCATCTATATTTTCACCCGCGGCCAGTTCAGATTTTGGAGCTTCATCTAAAAATAGAAGAAAGGGAAACAAATCTACTGAGATTGTTACAGATAGTGATTGGGAGTCTCTGAGAACATTTCAAGCAACCGTTATTGAGCAAAAAATTGGCATAGATTCAAAAATAGATATGATACGGTCTAATCTGAATAAAATATCCGATAAGACATTTGAAGATATTAAAAATAAAATTGTTTGTATTATTAATGAACTTAT